CTATCATGCCTACTGTGGACTGTCAAGAGTGGGCAACTGTGACCAAAACAACTATGAGTGTGTGATACCCAACTTCTTTGACCCAGCAGACTTTGAATTTAAAAAGGACAAGGGCGATTACTTCTTGTTCTTGGGCAGAGTGTATTCAGGCAAGGGTGTGCATATTGTTACCCAAATTGCTGAACGACTGCCCAAACAAAGATTCATTATAGCGGGACAGAATCCTGACAACTTGACCTTCCCTGCCAATGTGGAGTTTGTGGGCTACGCAGACACTGCCACCCGCCGAGCACTAATGGCCAACGCTCGTGCGGCATTTGTGCCCAGTCAGTATGTGGAACCATTTGGTGGAGTGCAAGTGGAACTGTTGTTATCTGGCACCCCCACAATCACTTCAGACTGGGGTGCATTTGCCGAAAACAACCTACACGGCATCACAGGCTACAGATGCAGAACATTTGATCACTACATGTGGGCTGCACAAAACATTGATCGCATAGATCCACAGGCGTGTAGAACCTGGGGTGAGAACTTTACTCTGGCACGAGTGGCACCTGCCTATGAAGAATACTTTGAAATGGTGCAGGACATACATGGTGGCGAGGGTTGGTATCAGGCACATCCCAAACGCACTGACCTGGCATGGTTGAGCCGAACCTATCCCAATCGCTTGTAGGCGTAGCTGCCACGCACGTCGTAACCACGGCGAGCATGTATGCGCAAGAAGCCAGTTTGATCACCACGCATGGTGGTTGAACATATGATGGGCACCGCCGCAAAAGCAGCAAATGCTTCCCAAAGATCAATCATGTCGTTGACCAATCGCACACGCACACGAGGTGGCAGTGCCAAATCTAGGTGTGCCATGCGCACCACTACCATTTCGTTGTCACTCCAAGGAGCACGTTCATTTCGCTTGGCCCAGGTATAGGCCAGTAAGTTGCCGTTGGGTGCAACAGCAACACTCACAAGTTCGGTCATGGGCAGGTAGAATTGGTTAATTACAGCTAGAGTTATGTTTCTGCTGTAGGCCACAGGATCTGGTTCAAATATGGTGTCTATTTCAGTCTGGAAGTCATGTTCAGCCATGGCAACAATGGCAGCAACATCGCCACCGTGAGCAGGCCGCCAGGTGTAGGCTAGTGTATCCACAAGGGCTCCAGCCATTCTGAATCCAAATAGAATAATAATGCGTTGTAGGTGGGATCTGTGATGTCAACTATGAGATGTTGATCCAGTTCAGGATGTGCTCGTGTGGTGTAGGCCCAGTCAGGTACGTTGAGGTCTAGCCATTGCCACCAGTCCTGGGAATCAAATGTGTAGGTCATAGCAGTTCATAAAAAATCAGCAACAGGGGATTGGATCGGCGTTACCATGGCAATGGTTACTAACTAGAAAAGGACTCTAAAATGGCTATCTGCTGGAGATAGTATCTTGGAGGGAGTGCCAATCTCACTCTGCGTTTACCACCCTTTCGGGTGTCCCTGTTGCTGACTGGAATATTTATACATTCAGGCAAAATACACCGCAAAACACTACCTTTTGTTGTTGCGAGATAAATACATTTGTTATACAATAACACATACGAAAAGGACTTGATATGACAGATTACGAACAACACAAATTATTCTATGAGCAGTTTAACACAGTGATACACAATCATCAGGAGTGGCTGCACTCGCCCCAAGGCACACTGGAAGTGCTGGCGGATCCCTGGAAGCGACAACCTCCCGTTGTGCGTGTGGACTCACCATTTGAAGAAAACAAAGCACGTGACATTCTCAAGATGCTGCGTGACAGACACACAGCAGCAGGTACCATATGAAATTGAGTTATCACACAGTGTTGCGGGGCAAGCCCCAAAAACAGCAAGACGCCACAGGCAGGCCCTACTATGAATACAACGGACAGCGTGTGAATCTAGGCTGGGGCTGGGAGAACATTGAAGCCGACTGGCCAGATGTGTTTGAACTGATCACTCAAGACGGCATTGCTACATCAGCAGAACTCAACAGTGACAACCGCAAGGAAGCCACTTTTGTGTCAAGAGACTTGATCATGGTAGACATTGATTCAGGCATGACCATACCTGAACTGCTGGCAGACGACATGTACAATCAGTATGCGGCAGGCTTTTATGCCACACCCAGTCATAGTGATCTAGCACATCGCTTTAGAATCATGTTTAGATTGCAAACGCCCTTGACACAGGCCACACATGTGGTCAAACTGAACCGCATGCTCATGCGACGCTACACACAAGCAGACGCTGCTTGCAAGGATGCCACTAGAATATTCTACGGATCACCTGGCTGTGTGTTGCGCGAACGCCTGGACAATGTTTTAAGTGATGCCGCAGTTGCACAGTTGATTGAGCAGTACAATGTGTGGGAAGCCACAGAAATGGCACGCCACAACACGGCACCGCCACGTGAACTCAATGCCACACAACGCAGTCGTATCCTGGACCTGCTGAAATCAACATATGTAGGTGAGTATGCCAAGTGGCGAGACATTGGCTGGGGACTCAAGGCCGGCGGCTACACGGTTTCGGACTGGCAGTATGTCACAACCGGCATGATGAGCAAGAAAACACCGGAACAAGCACGTGAAGTATGGGCAGCTGGCCGAGCCAACGGCAAGATCACCATGGGCACTGTGATTTGGTTTTTAAAACAACGGCATGGTGCGGACTGTTTGCGGGTCACGCATACTGATGCATTAACTGCGTATGAAACGGAACTGGCAGAACTGGATGAGCTGGAACAAATGATTAAACAAAGAAAGAAAATACATGAGCAAGATACAAATAGATGACCTGTCACCAGAGCAACTGGATCTATTGCAGGCGCAGATACTCACTGCCCGACAAAGCCTGCAGTTGGTGTTGCCGGACTTGACGCCTAGAGGAGCAGGGCGTCCCACACGTGACAACACAGATGCCTTGCTCAAACACTACGGCATTCGAATCAGGCACAACGAAATGACCAAGGAAATGGACATTGACATACCCACCGAACACTTCTCCATAGACACAGCAATGAATGCCAAACTGGCACACATCAAGAGCTTGGCACGCCGGCATGATCTAAATCCGTCAGACATATTTGAGCACATGGCCAAGATTGCCAACGAGCACAGCTATCATCCGGTGCGTGATTGGATTGATACCTTGACCTGGGACGGTGTAGATAGATTACAAAACTACTATGATTCGGTGAAGTTAGCAGAAGATAACCCCATGAAGCATACAATTATGCGCAAATGGGCCTTGAGTCTGGTGGCAGCACTGTATCATCCCAACTTCAGCTGTGAGGGTGTGCTCACACTGCAGAGTCCACAAGGCACAGGCAAAACAATCTGGGTTGAAGAACTGATTCCTGCCGAATATCACAACATCTGGAACAAGGACGCTGTGATCATTGACACCAAGAACAAGGACACACAGATGAAAGCACTGGGCTACTGGATAACCGAACTGGGCGAAATTGACGCTACGTTTAGACGCAGTGACATTGAAGCCTTGAAAGCATTTATTACGGAAAAGGTTGATGTGATCCGCCCGCCCTATGAGCGCACCAGCAACAAGTATCCCAGACGCACTGTGTTCTATGCCACTGTGAATGAACAGGAGTTTTTGCAGGACACAGAGAATCGACGCTTCTGGGTGTTGCGTGTGCAGGGATTTGATCTGGGTGCGATTGATCCCACACAGTTCTGGGCACAGATGCGTGATCAATATCGTGCTGTGGCCAGTAAAATTGGCACAGGAGCAGACAGGCTGCGCAACAACGAGTTTGGTTGGTTCATGAGTCCAGACGAGCGACAGCAGATGCAACGCTTGCAGGGTGTACACAGAGCAATTGATCCTGTGGAGCAGACCTTGGAATCAAGAATCAGCTTGAATCCCTTGGCAAAAAAGAACAATCTGGGCGAGTGGTTGAACGCAACAGAAATACTCAAGAAGTGCAGTGTGTATCCTGTGGGACGCAAAGAAGCCAACACAGCAGCACGTTGGTTGCGGGCAGCAGGTTTTGATGCTGATAGACAAAAGCGATACTGTGTGACCATTGTGTTGCCAGACCAGCCGTATCAGTACGCCAGCACTGTGAATCGCACAGGAGGCGACAAACGCGACTAACCATAGTCGCATTTTTAAACCATAGTTTCTGGTGGTTTCTGCATCATGCGGTGCCGTAAGAAGCGAATGCGACTACTAATACTATATACAGTAATAAAAAAAGTATATTATTATATATTATATACATATAGCCGCACTGAACCTAGCGGCTGTTAGTAGTCGCACTGAATTGAACAAAGGAAATAGAAATGACAACAGCAACAACACGAATCAACAATAGAACAGGCAAGGGCACAGGATCAAGACCGCATTTGTGGAAAAGCGGACCAGATCCCCTAGCACATGACAGCTATCGAGCATGGCTACAGTGCCGTAATCAAGCAAACTTTAGAAAGGAAGGCTGGGTGTTGACATTTGAGCAGTGGCTTGAACACTGGGCAGGCATGTGGCATCGTCGCGGACGCACCAGTCAGGAACTGTGTATAACTCGGCTAGATTGCTCTAGACCTTGGAGCACGGAGAATGTTATAATCATCACAAGACGACAACATGCACAACGCAAGGCAGGCCTAAAGGTGGGTCAAGGTCAAGGGCCTAGTGATGTAGTACTGGATACCACCTGGGCGGCCAAGGCGTGAGCATATGGCGTCAAACTCCCGGATCTGTTGCTGATTTACACAACGGATACCAGGAGTGCGGCTGGGCACCCAGGCGCCATAACGACGACGATACACAGTACTCACAATTTGCACTAGCATACTGATATTTATTTGGATTAAATATGCACATAATGAGACCACTTTTACCGCAAGCAGGCAGCATGCCCTTGAAGAACCAGCCAAAAACAGCGCATATAATTGTGTGTGAAACATGGTGGGTCATGACCTATCAAGGTAACATTTGCCAGGTCAAGGTCACACACAACTATCAAGACAATGTACACAGTTATCGTCGCAATGGTTGGACAAGTCGCACAGTGGCTGAATCTACTGCGAGAAAAATGAACGAGTTGTTCCATTGCAAAGACTTTGCTGTGCGAGAAATACCCGGGAGCGATCATGGGTCAAGCTAGATTGAGAAAGAAAGAAATTGCCGAAATCAAACGGTGGGGTGGTCGCTTGATTGACACTCCAGTGAAGTCAAAGCCTGTGATATTTAGAGCAGGCGATGACATGTGGATGATCTCGGATGCAGAATTTGGTTCATGGTTACAAGCTGCACATGAACTGGATAATCCTGATCAAGTGCAGGCTGAAATGGCACGGCTAGCACTCATCGCGGAACGTTCGGGCATAAAGGAAAAGGAATGTCAGCAATGGTTCATGCTGCAACTCAAACTGTATGCGGACGCAAAATTAACAAAACCCATGCCTAAACCCATTGTGTTTGCGCAGTCGCATAAGTAATCAATATGAGCACGGAATCAAATCAAAAAAAAGTCAACGCCAAAACGGGACGGCCCAAGGTGTCAAGCCGTGGAGGCGCAAGAGTCAATGCCGGTCGCCCAAAAGGTTCAGTGGCCAAGGTCACCATCAGTTCCTTGCTGGACTCGATTGAACTGCAAGGCGGCCAAAGCTACACTGACCTACTCACACAAGACTTCCTGGCTGCTCGACGCGGCAATGATTCGGGACTCACTGCCAAGTACCATAATCTAATCTTGAACAAGGTCATGGCCACCATGAACTCAATTGAAGTGAGTAATCCACAAGATGAAGTTGATGCCAAGTCAGCAGCGTTCACAGCGGCCTTGGCCAAGATAACTGAAATTGCTGCCACAACTAAATAACACTATGCCAAAGAAGAATGTCAAACTATCAGTCAAGCGTGGTGAGAAACTGCCCGTGTCAAAAGGCGCAGGGTTGACAGCCAAAGGTCGTGAGAAGTACAATCGTGAGACAGGCTCCGACCTTAAGGCACCTACCGCAACAGGTGCACGCCATGACAGTTTCTGTGCTAGATCAAAATCCTGGACAGGTCCGCGTGGCAAAGCCGCTAGAGCAAGATGGAAGTGTTAGCATGAAAGAGAAACCTGGATTGTATGCCAATATTAGAGCCAAGCGTGAACGTATCGCTGCAGGCTCTGGAGAACGCATGAGGCGGACTGGTTCAAAGGGATCACCCACTGCAGAAGCCTTTCGCCGGAGTGCCCTAACAGTTAAGAAGCCTAAATCAAAAGGAAAAACAAAATGATGAAGAGTCTACCCCAGCGTGGCGCAAGAACAGCTGCCAATGCAAAGAAAAAAACCTCCAAGGCCGCAGCAGGTGCCAAGCCTGACTTCATGGATGTAAACAAAAATGGCAATCGCAAAGAAAGCATGAAAGCTGCGCTGGCCTCTAAATCAAAAGGAAAAACAAAATGATGAGACCCAACTCTAAAACACAAATGGATACCGGACTGGGCTTTGATGGCGCTGGCCAGGAATCTACAGGCACCGTTCGTGGTGGCTTGCATGTGAACAGATTCACAGGCTACATGAACGATGGCCGCTTGGTCAACAAAGGCCGTGGACCCACTGTGGGCAATCTGGGTTGTGAAGATGCCAGTCGTCCAGGTGCTTCAGCTTCAGTAACTCGAGACCCTTATGTGTGCCCTCCAGTGAGTAGCACACCAAAGCTGCCAGCTCAAGGTAGTGTGCGTGACAACATCAACCGTGGAGCACAAGTGCGTGGTTCAGGTATGACAGCAGTGAAGAAACCCTCCAATCCAGATTCAATCCGTGCCAAACAAACAGGTGGGCCAGGTTATGGCGCTGTGACCAAAGGCTCACGTCCTGTGGCTCCGGCTTCAACTGGTGGCATCAACTATGGCCCCAAGAGCCAATATTAAGGACTGACCATGAGCGTGCCTTTTTCCCCCATTGGTCGTAGTATCATTGCCCCATACACAGATGATTCAACTGACACCAGCATCACCATCACACCAGGCTCTGCAGGCTTGCCCAATGTGCTTTACTGTGTGAATGTGGACACAGCCAATGTGGTTGTGGTCAATACCAGCTTTGACGCACTAGACACCAATGCCTCCATACCCACATCAGGTGCCAATGGTATTGGCGTTGTGATTGGACCCTCCAGCACAGCAATGATTCGACTACCACAGGTGCCTTATGTGCAGGGCAACCTTTATGTGTCAGTGGCAGGTGATTCAGCCACAGGCAATGTGTTTATTACTCCAGGAGTGCTATAATGCCAACTCAAATTACCGCCGCACTAGAGACTGTGGTCAACACAGGCAGTCAGAATCTCTACACCATTACCACAACACCCACTACACCTGGCATCAATCCAGGCAACGTTGTGATAGCCAACACAGCTGGTGGATTCACTACCAACAGTTTCCGCTCATACCGTGCAGGTGACACAGTGACAGTATCTGGCACTCAAGGTGGCACAGGCTCAATCACTGGCTACACTGATCCCACCACCTACTACATTGTGGGAACCAATCAGTCCAGCAACTTTGTGTTGAGTACTACCCCTACAGGAGCCAATGTGATCACTGTGGCAGGAAACACAACAGGCATGAGCTTTGTGGCGTCAGGCACTGTGTTTCCTCCTGTGACAGGCGCTGTGCAATTTGACACAGTGACATCACCACAACAGGTGGTGTTCAGTGCCATAACTGCCAATGTGGGCACGGCCATCACTGCCAATGTCACAACAGGTGTGTTTGGTCTGGCCAACGTTGCCAACATTGCTTATCAGTTGAATGGCTATGTTGAAGTCACAAGTGTGCCGGCCACATACGGTTGGGTCAACACGGACACCAATGCCGCTGTTGGACCAACTGCACCCGCAGGCATACCATTAAGCACTACCTTTCTAAATCCCACAGCCAACACAGTGAATGTGGCCTTGAGAGTGAGCACACTGGATGGTGCACCATTTAGACTGCCAGCACAGATTCAAGCAGCCGCTGCCACTGTGAGTCAAGTATCAGGCTACACAGTAGCATAAGGAAACACCAATGAGATTATCAACCAAAAACATGCAGGCCAAGGAGATCAACCAGAAGCGTGGTCCCACAACAGGCAACCACAACACAGGATCTAAACGTGCAGACGCCATGAGCGAAAAGTCCCGGACAGGATCAGAGAAATCAGCACTGGCCAGCATGGTCACTGACGCTGTGGCCCGTCGCGGTGAACTCATGCGCGGTGTAAGAGATCCAGCAGTGGAGCCTGTGGCAGCCAAGGTCAATGTTGGTCGTGGACCCACAAAAGGCAACGCTGCCAAGCAACAGAAGTCAGGTGCTGCTCGCAAAGGTGCACTAGGCGCTAGTTCAGGCTATTAAGAGAACCCCCACTAGAGCACACAGGGTGTGTTCTAGTTTTTGATTTGTTTAGAAAAGGAAAAAGACATGAACAAACGACCCACCCCCACCCCCGAACCAAACATCTGGGAAGACACTGCACCAGCTGCACCCGTTGAACCTGAAGCCCGACCCACAAAACTAAAAAAGCCAGCAGCACCCACTCCAGTAGAACGAGACTTTGATCTAGAAGGTCTCATGACAGACTTTCCCACAGCTCGAGACCTTGAACGCTTTGTGTATGATGAAACAGGCATTGTGCTGAACCTAAAAGGTCGTGCCAACAAGCTGAAGTATCAAGTGGCCATGGACACACTCAACGGCATCAATGTTGAAGAGAAGTTTATAGGCCGAGACAATCCTTATCTAGACAAAACAGATATGGTGCCTGAAGATCCACTCAAGACCCTGCCACCCAGAGACCCTGCCATTCCTGGACGTGAAGACATACAGAATGAATTTTTTACAGCGTTTGTGCCACACTCGGATGCGGAGTATCACTCGCAAGGTCGCAAGATGCACTGCACATTCAAGAAGTACAAGAACGGCATGATCACCTATGAAGTTATTGGTCCTATTGAACCCAGAGCCCATGGTGAAAAGATTGACAAGTGGGGCAAGATTCGTCCCGAGATCATTCGCTGGGTAGACCCCAGAACAGGCGAACAGATTGTGCAGCGTCCTGATGGCTCATTCACTCCCATTGGTCGCAGGCTCAAGGCCATGATGCAGACATTCCGATACAACACCACAAATCAATGGGTCAAGTACGTGGACAGAGACTTTATATCACTCAATCACAAGGCAGCTATCAATCCTTGGGAACTGGACGCATAATGGCCGACACACATCCTGCCATAAGAGATGGTCAGATACATGCAGCCGTAGAAGCACGGCGTGTGGATGATACCAAGATCCTACAAAAGGTCAATGCTGTGAACCGTGAAGCGTTTACCCAACGCTTTCCCAATCAGATTGAACACCACATGCGTCTAGTAAGTGAACGCTTGCAGGCATGCTTGACCAAGGATGCTGACACAGTGCTCACAGACACCACCACTTGGTTGGCCTCCGCAGAAGACATCTTGAACTTGAGTCTGGCTCTCAAAAGCCTTAACCAAGTGCGTCAAGACTGGCGCTTGCCGCCAGCTGAATAATGCTTGATCCCATTGTGCTCATGCGTAGAGCCCTGCGCTGGGTCATGGATCAGCACAGCATCCCCTCTGAAGCCTGGCACACACTGCCAACAGATGCACAACAAAAGCTACAGGACTTGACCATTGCTGTGGCTGATGACATGCGCTACAATGGTTTGAAATACTTTAGACCATTTGAACATCAACGGGCATTCTTTAACACCACCACAGATCGTCGTGGCATTCTAGCTGCTAACAGGATTGGTAAGACAGTGTCAACCTGTTATGAAACTGCTTACCACCTGACAGGTCAATATCCAGACTGGTGGACAGGACACCGGTTTGACAAGAGCATCACAGTGATGGTGGCTGGTGAAGGATGGAGCCAAGTTGCCTTGGTGCTACAACAAGAGCTCTTGGGCACACCAGATGTCAAACTGCGTGATCAGTTAGGCACAGGAGCCATACCTAGAGACTGCATTATAATTGATACCATGCGAGGTGATGGTGCCAACTGTATTGGTGTAGAGATCCGACATGCAACAGGTGGCAAGAGCTATTTGTTGTTTGCCAACTACACACAAGAGGTGCGTCAGCTGCAAGGATTCAAACTGAACCTTGCGGTGTTTGATGAGCAGCCTCCAGATGACTTTTTCTCTGAAATAGTAACACGTACTGCCACAACGCAGGGCATGGTGCTGTGCAGCTTTACACCGCTGAAAGGTCTTAACGGCCTGGTGAGCAAGTTCTGGAACAAAGAACAGGGCTACGACTATGTGCGTGTGGCCTGGGATGATGTGCCTGAATACGATCCCTGGGGTGAACCTTTTCTCTTGATGGAAACACGCCGTCAGCTGGAACGAGACTACCTACCACATGAGCGTGAAGCACGTATGCAGGGCAAGCCCATTCAAGGTAAAGGTGCTGTGTTCCAAATCCGAGACTGGCCCACATACCGGCCCAGCGAAATTGACTTTAGAAACCTGCCCAACATACATAGAATTATTGCACTTGACCTTGGCTTGGTCAATGACAAAACAGTTATATCATTAATGTATTGGGATCCTTATGAACGAACAGCATATCTACACAAACAGATCTTGGTTCAAGGCATTGAAGAAGCTGTGCCCACACAGTATATCAATCATTTACTTCGTCCTGAAGTGTTTGGCACTCCTATTGTGCTACCTGCTGACGCAAGTACTGCTGGCAGATACACCATGAGTGCATCCAGCATAAGAGAACTGTTTGAATCATACGAACTCAATGTGCATGCCAAGGCCATAATGAATCCTCCTGACTCGGAAGGACGCATAACCAATCACAAAAGCTATGGCATCAATCAGATGCGACAGATGTTGGAAGTGGGCAGCCTAATGATCAACGAGAACTGCGCAGACTTCCTGCGTGAAGCACAAAACTACTATGTGGACACACAGGGACGTTTTAGTGATCCAGATGACTGCATTGACAGTGCTCGTTATGCCATACTAGGCTGCCTTAATGGTCTTGCTGAACCCTGGGACAACCGCACACCACAACAGCGCATGGCAGCACAGCGTGACAGATATGTCCGTCGAGATGAGTCAGTCAAGCCTGCCTGGAAACGATCATACTCACCAGAATAATGCAGCATTAGCCTGGCTTTTTATGATGTCACTAAATACTGTATCCCGAGGAAACCCCGATGTTGGACATAAAAAATATACCCATTGAAAAGATCAATCAGAACCGGAAGCAAAACGCTATCTTTGTTCGCATGAAGAATCAAATGGACGTAAAGATGGCAAGTTATCTACGCTATCTAGGAACCAAGAACGCTGTGAACCGTGCTAGTGATTACCACTACTTGGTTCTGGCTGTAACGGACTCTACGGCTCCAGTTAACGGCATAGATTATATCCACCCTACAGTGAAACCTGCTGTGGATTATGCCACTGCTGTGATCACCAAAGGGCTTGTGCCACACGGCGAAATCAACTTTGAGTTTGTGGCTGATTCAGAAGAAGATGAAGTGGCTGCTAGACAGGCTACAGACATGGTGAGCAAGGTTGTGAACCAAATGAATGATCCGCACTTTATCATGGAACGCTGGGTAATGGATGCTGCCATGCACAAAAACGGCATGATGATGATCAAACCCATTCGTGAACAGATTGTGCGCTATGTCACCACAGAAGGCACAGCAGATCAGTTGCTGGCTTTTGAACAACAAGCAGCTGATTCTGGACTCACTGCCATGCGTCAGTCACGACGCAGAACCAGTGTGGATCTACAGTCAGCCCTGGCAGAGATACAACAGAATCTAGGCGAAGCAAGATCAGCGATTGACGAAGCACAACTGGACCTCATGGTAAAGAACTTGCCCCTGGACCCTGAAGACACAGACGAGCCCATGGACCAGCCTGCTGCTGTGCTGGAAGCTGAACAATCAGTCTTGACTGACGCCATCAATCGCAATACCATCTACACTGCCAAGTACAAACTCACAGGCTACAACATCAACATCAAGTTTCACCCTATTGCACAGCACTACTGGATCTGTGATCCCACCGTGGCTGAAATGCGTGAACAACCTTTCTGTGGTTATTATGACCCCATGAGCATACAAGAAGCCTTGGAATTATATCCCAGTATTAATCTGGAAGAATTTAGAACACACGCTGAATACAACATGAACGGTGCATACCAAGCAGGATCTGTCTTGAACAACTTGGCCATCCACGCAAGAGATTCAGTGCCTGTCATGGGTATCCCTGTGAGTTCAGCATCAAGTGCTGACCCAGACTCAAGACAGATATCAATTGTCACAGTCTGGAACCGCTACGATATAGATGGTGATGGTGAACTAGAACTGATAGAACTAATCTATTCAGGCTCATACATCATATCAGCACGTGAAGTAGAGTTTATCCCTGTGGCCAACATGTGCCCCAAACCCTTGCCCGGCAACTTCTACGGCATGAGCATTGCAGAGTCAGTGATTCCCATGCAGGAATACGCAACATCAGCCGCAAGAGCTGAAATACAGTTGGGCCTCTTGACCGCAACGCCAAGATTGGGCGTGAAGCCTGACAGACTGGACTTTGAAATGCTACAGGATGGAGAAGCTGCTATTTTTATTCTGGACAGCAAGTTCAATCCTGCCACAGACGTGTATCAGATTCCACCACCGTCAGGCAACTTGCAGTTCCTAGAAGTGGCCATGAACCGTATTCAGCAAGACACCATGAGCATGATTGGCATGACCACACCTAGTGATGTGTTCAATCCAGAAGTTATGGCACCTGGCAACTCGGGCATCAAGCTACAGATGGCACTCACACCCAATCAGATCATTCAAGACAACACAGTGCGCAACTGTGCTGAAGGCTTGAGAGAAGCCTTGTGGTTGGTGTGGCGCACCTTGATCCAGTATGGTGATGACTATGGTGTCAAGAAGCTGGCAGCCAGTTCACACCCTGACAAGCTGCCTGTTTACCTGGACTATCTAGCCTGGGATGACATGAATTTCTGTGATCGCAAGCAGGTGCACATTGAATTGGCACTGGGCATGATGAGTGAAGAGAATGCTCTGGCCCGTACACAGATCATCCAAAAGGTGCAAACAGAATTATACAACACAGTACAGGGCATGGTTGGTTCAGGCACACTAACACCAGACATATTCAAGAAGGTCAAGAAGCCTTTTGCTGACACCCTGTATCAACTGGGTGTGAAAGACTGCGACACCTACTTGCCAAGTGATGAAGAAGTTGCGCAAATGATCTCACAAGCACAAGAAGCTGCCAAGACCCGAGAACCAAGCCCTGCAGACAAGAAAGATTTGAGCGTGGCCAACTTGAACGACACCAGAGCCAAACAAATACAAGCAGAAGTTGCAGGCGAGGATGCTGAAAGCCAATTGGACTTTATGTCAATGGCAGCTGGCGATCCCAAAGTATACAGTTGACACAACACAGTGCAAAAATAATTGCACTGGCATTACTGTGCTAAATACTTTACACAACAATGTATAGGACATGTAATGATAGTACAAATAACCAACAGACACAACAGAGTGTATAATGTGCAACAGCACAGTGTGGTAGATCGTGCGTTTGGCTCCGGCATATACCAAGTGGGCAGCTTGCGTTACTTGCGTGGGCTAGTGCCTGCTGCTAGACGCATAGTTGATGTTGGCGCTAATGTTGGCACCAACACTATTGAATACGCAACATGGGCACAAAATGTAGAAGCATTTGAATGCAGCGACATAACTTACCAATTGCTACTGCAAAACATTGCTGCTAATCGTCAGCGTCAGGGTGGCAAGCCCTGGTACCCCTACAGTGCCTTGGCGATTACAGGCACAATAACAACACACAAAACAGCACTGATGGATCGGTGCGCAACAGCATACGTAAATCACCGCGAAGCCGGACTTGCTGACTTTGTACGTTACGATACAGGCGACCAAGCATGCACAACAGCAACCGTTGACAGCTATGGGTGGCGGGATGTTGACATTATCAAAGCTGATACTGAAGGCACTGAATGGTTGGTAATACAAGGCGCCCAGCAAACTATTGAACAGTGTCGTCCTGTAGTGGAAGTGGAGTTTTGGAACTGGGAAAAACGCCTGGGCCTGCACAATCAACACATGCTGGACTATTTTAACAGCATTGACTATGTGCAAACAAACAACGCAGGTGATGCAATTGCCTGGGACGCACACGGACGCTGGAACAAAGCACTTGCACGGGCTGCAGGGCAACGAAACAGCGCAATGGACAGATTTTTTATACCAAGGGAACGGTTATGATAGATGATGCAACAATACAAGCGTTTAACACACGCCTAACAGTGGACTTTAACAACTACAAAAAGTTTACACCAGCACAACGGGATCAGGCCAAGCAGTACGGTAGCGATGCAGAAGCACTGTTGAAGAATCGTGAACTGGCGTTGTTTGTGCATCACTTTAAATTTACATTGAGTGATATCCTGCTGACAATTGTAAGCCATAGTGATGAAGCCAATGCACACAGAGTGGCAGTGGCCAATCAACTCACAGGCATTGATGCGTTTATTGGCAGCCTTAAACAAGCTGTGTTCATGCGCAACAGAATACTGGAGTGGGAATCTGCTCCAAAACAGAATCAATAAACTGGTATTTTAATCACCTGGACTAAATATCTCAACAACGGTAAGCTTCGGCCCCGGTTTGAAACAAGGAATTTTAATGACAACCATGATCACGCCTAACAGCACTGACCCAGTCGGCGCAGCGGCCAATGACAACCCAGCAGTCCCTAGCCTGGACTCAATTGCAACCAAGATGACCGCCATGCGAGAGCAGACCGAGCGTAATCTACTTCGTGCAACCGAGCAGACTGCAGCAGGCACACAAGAGCCTGTGGCCCACGAGAGTGTAGAGCCAGAAGTTGCTGATGCCAGCGACACAGAATACCAAGACGACACTGTGGAATCAGAGGCCCCTGAAGAGGTAAGCACTGACGCAGCAGAAAACACTGGTGAAGATCTAATAGACTTTATTGAATTTGCAGAGACTAACCCCAATGCCAAGTTCAAGTTCATGAAGAACGGTAAAGAAGTTGTGATTGACGCCAAAAAAGCCGCAAGTATTCTAGGTCAAGGTGGAGCAATACACGAAGAAGCACGCCAGTTAAAGGTTGAGCGAAGTGAGTTTGATGAATACATTCAGACCCAACGTGCTCAACAAGAAGGATTAACACTGGCTATGGAGTTTACGGTAGAACCACGCTTGCAAGGTGCCTACGATGAGATTGTGAAAACGCAAGGTTATCAGACCACGTTCCAACAACAGCTTGCCAGAACGCAAGATCCCGGACAACAAGCCAGGATTCAAGCTAGTATGAGACAGAATGAGCAATACATTCGTCAACAGCAAGGCATAATTGGACAACTGAAACCCGCAGTGGATCAATTTCGACAAGTTCGTCAGCAGCAAGTGAGTGAAAGATTGGATACTGCCCGCAAGTCGTTCCAGGACAAGGAGTTGAGAAACGAATATGTCTATAACGAACTGCGTGACAAGGTAGTAAAAATCTGGCCACAGGCACATAGCGAGATCATTCCTGGCATTGCCAATATTGATTTGATCAGTTCGGATGAGAATTTACTAGCGTTGGTTAGAGATGGTCTAAAGTTTAGATCTAGATCTACCACAAAGTCAGCAGGCAGCTCAATGGCAGCCTTGACACAACGCCGAGGAGGATCATCCACTTCAAGATCAACTGAAGATGGCATAAGCAAACTTCGTGAACAAGCCAACACCGGCGATAAAAAAGCCGGAGACAACTTACTGGTGCAGCGTTTACAACAAATACGCGGCGGCAGAAGATAATAGCCAACATTCAAGGAGAATATTATGGCAGAAATTACAACAAGTCAAATTGGTAACGGCACTACAGCATACGGCAGTGACATCGTTGTCAAGGATCTGGATCTAGACGTATCCAATCGTGTAAAAGACGATACACCTGTTCTAAACATGTGTATGAGCAAAAAGCGCAAGGTCAACTCCACGCTACCTTTGTGGACTGATGACATCTATCGACTGCCAGCTGCTCAAGCTGTGCAAGAAGGTGCTGCTGTGAGTACAGCCAACGCTGAATCTAATTCACGCTACAACCTAGGTAACTACACACAGATTTTCCAGACCACAATTGCGGCATCTGGAACAGCTCGTGCAGTGATGCAGGCTGGTGGAGACCCACAAGCATACCAAGAAGTAAAACAGCTGATTGAACTCATGTTCGACGTTGAAATGCAATTGGTTCGCGCTGACCAAATTGGCACACAATACTCTGGACAATCTGGAACTGCCATTAGCCCTGCTACTGATCAGACAGAAGGTCGTCGTATGGGTAGTCTGAATAGTTTTGCTGGAACTCATTCGTTCAACCCAACCAGTGCTGCCAATGCCAACATCACCACAAACACCACAAGTGCAAGTGCTGACACAACAGCTGCCAACGTTGGTAACCTAAACATCAGCGCCAATGGCACTGAATTCTACACTGGCACATTTACCAACCAATTGTTCCAGCCTGTGTTATACAAGCAATTGGTAACCACAGCTGAACAGCGTTACAATGCCAAGATCCGCACAATGGTTGTTCCAACAAGCCTGCGTACCATGATCTCTGACAACATTGTAAACAGCAACACTTCTATCAACCGTCGTAACGTTGAGCGTGGTGACACAATCCAAACTTATGAAGGCGACTTCAATTACACATACGAAATCTATGATTCATGGATCATGGACTCTGCAGGTGTAAGCGATCAGATCTACTTCTTGAACGAAGATGTGGTTCAGTGGGGCTCCCTGCGTGACCTAGGACCTAATAATGAAGTGTTCTCAAATGCAGATGCTTCATTGGATCAGTTCTTGATGGAAGGCACACTGATCGTGCGTAACCCAGCCGGAGTTGGTGTGTTACACAACATCTCTGCAACAGGCGCTGCTGTAACAGCACCGCGTTCAAGCACATTCGTACAGCGTGTGAACTTTGGAGCAGGCGACAGCTACGTATAATCACTTGTCGAGTGATACCACACAAAAGGGCTTTGGCCCTTTTGTCTTGAGTTCACCCCTGTATTTCTAGGAGGCACTAAATACTTGTATGAGTGATGATCAAAACAAACCCGAATACCTAAACGACCAAGATCCAGAACGCAACATGGACTACTGGCGTCAAGACCATGGTGGCATAGTAACTAGCCACAATGGTGTAGCAGATGCCCTGCTAAAAAACGACAAGTTATATAATGCCATGAAAGGCGATTGGCAACGAACCAGTTTAAGCGGCAGCCAAAACATCATAACCACTACTGGTCGTGAAGATGGCAAGTTCTACATCCGTCGAGAACAAAAAAACGCAGAAGCTGTGGCCCGTCGTTGTCAGGCCTATCGTAAAGCATCAGAAGCAGGGCACCATGACCCTTTGGCGCCCATTGGCGATGATGGCAAACTAACTTACAAATGGATGGACTTGCCCAATGTTGTGAGCATCCGTATCAGTGATCAGTATTTTGGTGGCATGCCCTGGGCAGCCATCAAGCATGATCGTGTGTTAAAAGCACAGTTCTATAGAGTTGTAGAAAGAGAATACAACCAGTACGTGTGTTATCCAGGTGGCAAGCTACCAATTCCAATTGATGTGCCATATCCCACCAAGGCAGGACAACAACGATTCTTTAAAGGACATTAAAAATGTTTGTAATCCCCACAGGTGATGATCTAGTAGACTATATCCAGGACTTTACAGGTTCAACCAATGACACTGAAATCAAGCAGTGTATCTTTTTAGCAGAACTCACAATGCGTAACGTTGAGTTGCCGGCCTTGCGAAGCGATCCCTATGCCACCGAGAACATTGGTGTTGCTGATGCTGATGGTTATATTCCCATTCCTGCTGACATGAACAAACCCATCCTGTTTTTTAAACAAGGACAACCTGGTGGGCAAGCGTCAAGCTCAACAGGCCCGTGGATTGTGTATGATCGTATTGGCGACAGAGACATCATCACACAGGGCATGATTGCGCAGTTGTATCTATCACCTGTAAACGTGCCTGCTGTGATACGTGGCAAGTTCTCTGAAGTCTACGACAAGTATCACTTTTTGCCTTACCTTGGTGCAGGCGCCCTGGTAAACTTGTATTACTATCGTGCCTGGCCTTTGCTGTTTGCTCCTGTGGATGACACCTTGATCTCTACCACAGGCACAGTGGGTTCAATATCAGGAGCAGGTCCTTGGACTGCCACAATCACAGGCATGAGCACCACAACAGGACTCACAGTGGGTGATCAAATCACAGCCACAGCAGGAACAGGCACCTTGGGCAGCGCCGCAGGTGTTTTCACAGTGGCCACTATTCCTGGCAACACTTCAATAACATACACAGCCACTGGTGGCACAACGCCCACAGCAGGCACAGTGACCAACATAAAAATAACCAATCAGACTGTGCAGTCAAATGCTGTGCTACAGACCTGGCCAGAAGGCTATGTGTATGCCACACTAATGGAATACTACCTCAAGCGTCACAATGCCGAAGACGCTGCCAACTTCAAAGCCAAGTTTGATGATGCCTGGAATCAGGTCACAGATCAGAACAACAAAGGCAAGTGGTCAGGCGGCCACACACGCTTTACATCAGTATGGCAACCACGTGTGTATCGCCAATACAATATCAAATAAGGCCAACGGATGCCAGCAAATACTTCAAATGTAAGTGGACAAAACTTTACTACCTTGTACAGCAATCAAGGCAGTGCTGCTGCGCAGGTAGCAGCCCCACTGGCAAATAGCAATGTGAGTGGACAGAACTTTACCACACTATACTCATCTGGCAGCGGCACTGCTCCCGG